CCTAGAACCTACACTAGCTTCAAGGGCTTTAAATGTTTTAGAAGATTTAAAGAACGGTGTTAACAGTAAAAGATTTATAGATAGTTTACCTGATCGAGATAAGGTAGTTCAGAAAATCCTTAAAGAGGAAATAGATAACATAGGTAAACGTATTAGAGATGCTGTTAAATACAGCAAAGAAAAGGAATTAGTCGAGGAAGTGATGGCAGACCTTTCGTCTAGGATAAAAGATTTAAGCAGAGCAGAGAAGAAAGTACTGTTAAACACAATACGAGTGGAACTATCTAATACGATTTCTTCTGTTAGAGACGCTGCCTTAAGTAATTTTGCTTCTAAAGAAATATACCAACAATATTCATTACATCAGAAGATAAAAGACTTAGATGAGATGTCTGAAAAAAGTCTGGCTGAAATAAAAGAATTTTTAAAAACTGAAAGTAGAAGCATTCAAGCTGACCCTGAAGGGATAAAAGTTTTAAAGAAAGAAGCCAGAGCCTCAAGAAAAGTTTTAACAGATCAATTAAAAAATGAAGAGGCAGCTGCTAAACGCCTTTTTATGAAAGAGTTTTTAACAGCTTATAGAGAGATGGGTAGGCATGGAGTTACGGAAACTGCTAACTTGGAACTAGTTTTAAGAAGTTTAGAAAAATACAGAATGGCTACAGGGTTTTTAATGAGTCCAAGAACTTGGACTTTAGGTATTCCTTCTGGTGTTATAATGAGCGTAGTACAGCCCTTACAAAGAGCGATGAAAACTTACGTTACTATAAAGGAAGGACAGCGATTAGGAAAAGTTAATAGAGAGGTCAAAGCTTTGCAAGTGGCTCTTGAAGATATTAAATCAACAACCGTTTACTTGACATCCTTTACTGATTCGTTGGAAGTGCTTAAACAAACTTTTAAACAAAGAGGAGAGGGTTCTTTTATGTCTAATAATTTAAAAAGGCATGAAGAAGATTTAGTCAGTGCGACTGACGATTTAACATCAAACCCTAAGATAAACTTTAAAGATAGAAAAGAATTAGAAAAGTTATATAAAACCTACGGAATTGACACTTCAGAGAACGCTAGTAGGTTGAGAAGGTTTCTTGAGGATGTATCTACAGGTGATCCTTCTACTAAAATAGGTAAAATGCTTGACCCTTTGTTTACACTTTCCTTCAAAGCCATGGCAATACCCGATCAAGCCTTTACTTTCATGGGAGCAATGAGGAACTTGAGAGCTGAATCTATGAAGGACGGTATGATGGAAGGGTTAAACGGAGAAAGCCTTGAGAAATTTGTAGAGGAAAGAGCTAAGAAAGCTTTAGTCAAGGAGGGTGAGATATTAAAATGGGCAGATAACGAAGAGTTTGAGGACATAAAACAACTTGCTTTAAGTTTAACTTTTCAACAGGACTACGCTGATAAGTATGTATCAAAATTAGCTCAGGCTTGGGCAAAATGGTCAAGGACAGGAGGAAGGGGGGACACTTATCTTAATACAGTTTTTGATGATCCATATATAAACCCTGCTAAAATAGTAGGAAGGTTAATGACTGCTTTTATAAAAACACCAACTGCAATTGCTCAATGGACTGTAGATACTTTTCCTGGTACAGCTATTCCATATTGGGTTAATTCTTTAAGGGGAGCTACGAGTTGGGACCTTGGATTAAAAAAAGTGCAATCTAAGATTGATGAAGTAACTAAAGCTATAACAGTTAAACCTATTACTAAAGAATTAAAAGAAGATTTAATGCAACAACGTTTAGATTTATTACAAGAAAAAGATGACTTAATCTTGAAAAGAATCGAAGTGAAAGCAGAAGCGACGAGCAATATGATGCTGGGTTTAACAATTACAGCAGGGACTGTTCACGCTATAGCAGCTGGAAGAATAACAGGATCAGGAGCACATTTAACGAGAGAGCAAAAAGATCGGATGGTGGAGGATGGTTGGATACCTAATACTATCTATTTCCCAGGAGGTTTAACTATTGATTATGGTAGATTTGAGCCTGTTGCTACTGTTATCTCAGCTTTTGCTGATGGCGTTCATTATTCTTTATCGAGTAAAGATGACGATTTTTTGGAATCAGAAAACATGAAAGGTTTGTTTAGTACTGTTTTTAGTTCTTTTGTAACAAACTTTAAAGATAAATACTTTCTTAGAGGTATGAAAGAAATGTTTGATTTATTAGATGAAAATCAGGTCGAAGGTAAGTTAACTAACTTTGCCTCTCAGTTTTTAGGAGGTTTTATACCTCGCCCTTTAAGAGAGCTATTAACAGTAAACGAAGAGTATCAAAAGTATTCTATAGGGTTTAAAGAAAAGTTAAAGTTGAAGGCAGGGTTAGATACACAGAGGATTGAGAGAAATTCATTAGGGGAAAAAGTTAAACGTAAATACACCAATTCTGGTTTGTGGGGTATGGTTAGTCCAACTTTTATATCTACTGATAAGAAAGACCCAGTGTTCAGAGAAATTGCTAAGTTTAGAGATGAAGTGGTGATAGGTAATTATCACTCCAAGAAAGTAGAGTTTGGTAGTATTGATATAAGACAGTCCAGAAATAAGTCAGACGATTATCCTTTATTTCAAGCTTACAGCGATTTATTATCTAAAAAGAAAAAAGAAACAGTAATTGAAGGAGAAACACAGTCTTTAAAACTGCGAGATGCTTTAGGGAAGTTATTTAAAACAACAGAATACAAAGAAGCTTTAACCTACGGAGAACCGCTTGAAGGTGAGTTAACTAAAAAGGGACTTATAAAAAGTATGGTAAATGAATATCGTAATCACTTTTGGAAACAAATGAAAGAAGACAGTAGATATAGGAACTACATTAATGAAGACGGTAAATCCTGGAAGTCATTTTTAAAACAGGAAGAACAAATAACACCTAAATCAAGGAAGCTTAAAAGGATAAAAACTTTAGTTGAATTAAACCGCCCCTCTGACTAAGTGCTTGAACTTTTATCACAAACAAACTAATAATAGATTACCATGGCTAATACATACGTAGACTACACAGTTGGAGCAAGTCAGACGGACTTTGCATTCTCCTTTCCTTATCTTGATGACACTCATGTAGTTGTACAGCTAGACGATTCAACAGTTGATTCTCCAGGAGGTAAGTTTTATACTGTTTCTACAGGAGATTATTCTATTATCACATCTCCTTCTGCTCTTATTAGGTTCACTACTGCTCCTGAAACTGGTGCTAGGATAAGAATCAAAAGAGATAGTAACTCTGCTGATGCTCTTGTAGACTTTGAGAATGGTAGTGTACTTACTGAAGTAGAACTAGATCGTGCTTACTTACATAACTTATATCTGAGCGAAGAGATTGAAGAGGGTAGTGGTAAGAACACGATGACTAAAGACCCTGTTGATGGGAACTACGATGCTGATTTAGCCAAGATAGTTGACCTAGCTGATCCTACAGCAGCACAAGATGCTGCCACTAAGAACTATGTAGACACTGAGATTGCAACTGAAAGAACAGCTAGGGTTGCAGATGTAGATGCTGAAGAGACTGCAAGAATTGCAGGTGATGCTTTGAAGGTAGCCAAGGCAGGGGACACGATGACAGGTGCTCTAACACTTCCAGCCTCTGATCCTACTAATGGAAACCACGCTACTAACAAGACTTATGTAGACGCTCAGATAGCTACTTCTTTAGCTACAGGGATAGCAGGTGGTCCTATCGATACCGTTAACATTGCCGATGATGCTATCACTGCTGACAAGCTTGCTAACACTGCTGTTACTCCAGGAGCTTATACTGCTACTAATTTAACAGTAGATGCACAAGGAAGGATCACAGCTGCTGCGAACGGTAGTGCTTCTCCTACAGCTAATGAAATACTAACATCTCTTAAAACTGTTGACGGTACAGGCAGTGGATTGGATGCTGACTTATTAGATGGTCAAGAGGCTACTGCTTTTGCTGCTGCTTCACATACCCATACAGCTTCTAACATTACAGACTTTGACACTGAGGTTTCTAACAATGCTTCTGTAACAGCCAATACAGCTAAGGTTACGAATGCTACGCACACAGGAGATGTAACAGGTTCTACTGCACTTACGATAGCTGATAACGCTGTCACAGCCACTAAGATAAGTGCGACAGATACTACTTTTAATGTAGGAACAAATGTGGCGATAGGTGCAGTTGCTGGTAGTACTTTTAAATTTGAGGTCACTGGGTCAACAGGAAATGTGGCAAACTTTCAAGCTAATGCAGCTGGAGGTACTGCCGCGATATTTGTTAGAAATTTAAGTACAACAGGAACATCTGCAATAGTTCAATTATTGGCTCAAGCTGCGAGTGGCTCAAGTTACACTCAAAACTTAAACATCGATTTAAATTCAACAAGCAACACACTACAAACTGCTTTTGGAACAGGAGATCAAATTGGGGTAGCTTTATTAAACTCAAACGGAGGTTCAGGTAGTGAAACAGGAGCGTATTATCCTACTTTTGACAATAAAACAACTTTAGGACTTTCAAGTAAACGCTGGTCAGTAGTGTACGCTGGAACAGCAACTATTAACACTTCTGATAGAAACCTAAAAGAAGAAATACAAGACTTATCTGATGCAGAACTTAGAGTCGCACAAGCGTGTAAAGGATTAGTTAAAAGATTTAAATTTAAAGGTGGCACAAGAAAACATATCGGAGTCATTGCCCAGGATGTAAGAGATGCATTTACTGCTGAAGGACTAGATGCACATGAGTATGGATTGTTCTGCTCTGACACATGGACTGACGAGGATACAGGAGAAGAAGTGACTCAATTAGGAATCAGATACGAAGAGCTACTCGCCTTCATAATCACCGCACTTTAAACAGATGACTGAACAACTCTCACACTTTCTCGACACTGCTCTAGCTGTTATTCTAGGTGTTATTGGTTGGATGATTAAGAAGCTGACTGATCGACTAGACAACGATGAAAAAAGGTTAACAAGTATTGAAGTAGAACTTGCTACTCAAAGAGAACGAGACACTGCTGTGGAGAATCGCATGAGTGGTCTTGAAACTACTGTTAAAGAGATCAACGGTAAACTAGATAGAATGATGGAGATATTAATTAAACGATGAAAAAAGGATTATACGCAAACATTAACAGAAGAAGGAAGCTAGGCATTAGTCGTAGCAAGAAGAAGTCTACAATATCACCTAAGTCGTACGCTAATATGAAGCGTAACTTTAAAAAGTGAGAAGTGTATCGTTATCTTTAGGTAGAGGTGAGAAGAGCAAGAAGGGTGGTCTCACAGCTAAAGGCAGGGCTAAGTATAACAAGGCTACAGGTTCTAACTTAAAAGCCCCTCAGCCTGGTGGTGGTCCTAGGAAGCGTAGCTTCTGTGCTCGTATGAGTGGTAACAAAGGACCAATGAAAGACTCTAAAGGTAGACCCACTAGAAAAGCGTTAGCTCTTAGACGTTGGAAGTGTTAGATGCCTAGAAGACCTGTAGTTCGTGTTCACCCTCTTACTTTTCAAAGTAGGACTATCGCTGCGTCTGCTGGTGCGGTAGCTACGGACAACAAAGAAAAAGCAGATACTTTAGAATCACAAGTAGAATCCTTAGAGAATGAACCTTTCTTTGCCATCCTTGATGGTGGTGCTCCAGTAATGGAGGAAACTGATATATTTGACGGAGGATTAATTGATGCCTAACTTTACGAAACGAATACAACTTAGAAGAGGAGAATCCTCTTTATGGGAATCCACTAACCCTGTTTTATTAGCAGGTGAATTTGGGATTGACTTAACTAACAAGCGTGTCAAATTGGGTGACGGTGTCACTACTTGGAACAGTCTTACCTATCTTGGACCAGTACAGACTGTTGCAGGGAGAACTGGAAATATCATTCTTCAAAACGATGATGTGTTTGGTTCTGCTTCTCAAGTTAGCTTACACTCAGTAGAAACAGACCTAAGTAATCTTCGTGGCGAATTAGGAGACATGGATGATTATACGTCAGGATTAACCAACTAAAATGAATATAAATAATGAGCGTATGGTATCAAATGGGACAAGCAGTAAGAAACGTTTTAACAACTCTATCAAACAAAGCGATATTAGACACAGAGAGTAACATCCAAGCTAGGACTGGTGATGAACTAGGAGCGATGGCTTTTGCTACAGATACAAGTAAACTCTATATTTATACAAGTAGTGGTTGGGTACACGCTCAATAACTTTGACACCTCTTTAATTATAACTTAAAACTAAATACACAATGGCAAACATTCTACAACAGATCGGTACAGTAGTTAAAAGCAAGCTTGATGATAAAGTCGATAAGACTGATGCAACAGGTGACTTTATTAAAGCTGTACTAGGAATAGACACTGATACAACAACACCAACAGTTGCACTTGAATCCGATATAACTACAAGGACAGGAGATGCGAACGGCACTTTGTTCTTTGGTTCTGACTCCGCTGACTTCTATGTCTATAACGGAGGAACTTGGTATCAATTCAACAACTCTTAAAACAATATAATATGAGCGATATAGCATTAATTAATGACTCCCAGCAATCTGCGATTGTAACTAATGGGATAGGTAAGAATGGAGAGATATACATGAAGGCAGCTGGCAGTACGGACGCTGGTGCTCTTGTTGTATATGACGCAGGTAATTGGAGGAAGTTTGCAGATGAAGCTAGTTCCTATAGTAATGCCTACAGTGTAGACTTAGATGGCACTGATGATGTCATAAATGTAGGGAATATTACTGCAATCAACTCCGCTAGTAATATAAGTATTTCGGGTTGGTTTAACGCATCAAATTTTCCACACTCTAGTTATAATTCGTTATGGGGAGGCGGTGCAGGATCAGGTCAACACACAAGTCGCTTTTGGCTTTCGTGCAACAACGGTTCATCGTTTAGGATTTTCTTCGGCACATCGACTAATTATGCTTTTTCATATACAATCTCAACGGGTCAATGGTATCATGTAGTTTTCACGATTGATGGCTCTACAGCTAAACTTTATGTAAACGGTAGCCAAGCAGGATCAACAATCACTAACGCACCTTCATTGACTTCCGAAAGTGGTAATAATTTTGAATTTGGAGGCAACCCAACCTATCGTCCATATTTGTGGGAAGGTCTGATTGACGAAACCGCAATATTCAACTCAACCCTTTCATCGTCAGATGTAACAACCATATATAACAGTGGAGTACCTGCTCCTTTAACTTCTTACTCACCAGTAGGTTGGTGGAGAATGGGAGAGAATGATGGAGGTACAGGAACTACTATTACAGACCAAGGGTCTGGAGGTAACGACGGCACACTTACAAACGGTCCTACATTCTCCTCAAGCGTTCCTTCCTAACTTTTAAAATACTATGAGCAGACAATATGTAATATTAAACGCATCCGAAGTGGACACTGTTAACTTTGATGATGTACTAGAAACTAGTGTAGATACTCTTCGTTATAGCGTAGACGGTTCAGAAACCTTTGTTAAATATGAAGGAGCTAAACCTAGAAGCCTATACGGAAAAGATACACTTTCACACACCGCTATGCTTACCGTATTAAATGGTGAAGCTTGGACACAAGAACTTGAGGAACTATAAGACATGGCTACTTTAAATACAGTTACATCTTCCACTCGCCCAGCATCTCCTACAGCAGGGGAAGCTTACTTTGAAACGGATACTAATAAGAT